CCTATCTTGGGCGGGGTGGAGGGCGCGCAAAATCCAATCGCGCCCCTCACCTTTCACGCCAAACCGCGCAAGCCTGCGCACAACTTCGGCTTCTAAACCTGCGGATCCACCGCGAGATCGTCGTAAGGGCTCCATATAAACGTAGTTTTCGTTTTCCAACGAGGTGGTGCTCCGGTGGCTACCAGATTCCTGAGCCTCGCTCTTGTATTTCGGCCAAGTCCACCTCGGCCAACTTTTCAAGAACAGGGTGCGATATAATGAAAGGCCCAACAGGGGCATTTTCAAGAAACTTCTCACAGTCTTCAATTTCCGACTCTGAGATGCCATACCGCAACACAAAACTTTGTCTAATCGTGCTCGCAAACTCGAACTCCGAGCCACGATAGATATAGTTCTTATCACTCAAGATAATCTCATCACCCGCGTCGTCGAATTTCTTCAACATCACTCGCACGATAGGCAAATCACGCGCAACCGGCAATAGGCTGCGTACAACTCCACGGATGTACGCAGCTCGCTTCGCGCGTGAGGGAGGTTTAACCGTCCACCAAAACCGGGCGAACAAACGCCCAGGCATTGGAACAAAACCCCACACTGCACCGTCGTAGACCCACATCCCAGACACAAATGTGACTTTAAGTGGGTCATCGAAAACTCGTGCTTCCGGAACTATGCCGTACCCACGTTCAACTTCAACCATCTTTCCACAATCGATAGGTTGATAGCCCGCAATCAACAGATCATCACCGGCAACTAATATAGACCCACGGTAACCGTTCTCCTTTAACGCGAGGTATGCTATGGCTGCGTTAACCAAGCTGTTTCCCAAGGTGGTGTCGTTGTGCCCAGATTTCACTGTATGGTTCATCGCATAACGAAACACACCGCCTGGGAATACCGCAAACCCACGCACCTTTTCACAGCTACGCGAAAATCGCGCAACTTCAGGATCAAACATAGTATAGATTTGCTCTCGAAACCTCGAGTGTTGTTCCTGCATACTCGCA